TTATCTTCAAATCTAGAACCTTTCATGTAAGCAAATTTAGCCTCACTAGCTTCATCCCAACGACTACTTATTCCGCTTATTTTAGATTCTAATTCTTGTATTTTTTGAAAGTTTTCATCATTACCAATACCTAAGGTTTCCCAAAATCTCCTAACTGCCAGATCAGCTTTATCCATTACCATTAGGAATGTATCTTTAATGTATTTTGCTGCGGCTTTTATTTCATCCCCAAAAGCCATCCAAGCTACTGCTCCTATTTGTAAAGCTGTAATTATTATACCTATTGGGTTTAATCTAAAGGCTACTCCTAAAGCATACATAGATTTAGTTGCAATGTTAATTGTACCTGCCATGTATATCATTGCCCTAGCAAGTTCACCAACAAATAAAGCTATTTTTATAGCTATAAATAATTTAACAGATTTTATAAGTAAATAAAAATTATCTATAACAAACTTTATAAAATTACCTAAGTTTTCAAAACCATTTGCAAGTGCTTTACCTACTCTTTTAGCTAATATTTTTAATTGTACATCATTCTTTTTAAAATCACCAACTAGTGCTACTAACTGTGCTTTAATACCACCAAATAAAGGCTCAGCAGCAGCTTGTCTAAATCTAAAGTAAGCATCTTGTACAAATGAAACTTGGGCTTCTAATGTAGTTTCAAATTCTTTTGTTGCTTTAGAAAATTGACCACCATTAGCAAATACTTCAAAGAATCTCTTTTTAGTTTCTTCAATAGATACTGTTGCACCTGCTTCAAAACCTAGCATAGCCCTAACACCTCTTTCTCTGAATACATCAGCGGCAGCAATACCACCAGCAAATGATCTTTGAATCTGTGTTGCAGTTTGAGCAAAATCAAGACCTGTAGCTGCAGCAACGTTACCTGTTACTTCTAATATTTTATTTAATTGAGCAGCGTCTTTAGATATAACGGCTAGGTTACCAGAACCTGCAGCAATAGCTTCAAGTGAGAAAGGTACTTTAGCAGCAAACGTATTCATTACTTTAAATGCCTTAGCACCTTCTGTAGCTGAATTAAATAATAGTTTAAATCTTACTTGTAGAGATTCAGTTAGTTTACCTGCAGCAAAAGTATCTTTAACAAATTTACCAATACCTAAAGTAACAGCTGCTAATCCAACACCAACACCTACCTTAAGAGTAGTTCCTAAAGCTGCAAAAGTTGCTCTTGATCTAGCTGCTGTTGCTTCTAAAAGTTGTAATCTTTTTTTAGCAAAACTAGCTGAAGTGCCTAAACCTTTTAATCCATTATTTAATCTTGCTAACTGTTGCTGTCCAGTGACGTTAGCGTGTACGTTTAGCTTTACAGTCATGTAATCCTATTTATTAAACACAATTATTTGTGTATTATTTTCGGTTAATTTTTATCCGTTAGTTACTTCAACTTCAACAAAATCAAAGTATTTTAAAAAAGCACTTTCTATAAATTTTGTTGGGGCTTGTTTTGAATGCCCATTATTAAGAAATTGAATATAAGTAACACCATTAGTTATAATAATTTCTTGTGGTTTATCTTTAGGTGTAAGTATAGTTATATTTGATGTACTACCTTGTTCACCAGTAAAATATCTTTCAGTATAACCAATATACCAAGAGTTTCTTGCTTGACCAGTATCAACAGGTGTCATTAATTTAACATCAGCAAACGCTTTTAAAGATCTAGCCCTTAATTGCTTCTCAATTTCTTTATCAAAATCTTTTTGAAGATTAATCATAGATGATCTTAAATTAATAACAGTTATTGTCATATTACTTTACCTTTATTAATACCTTTTTTAATTTTGTAACCTTGAGTACCATTGGCACCAGTGTTAACTTCTTTTTTAAGATCTTTAAATAATTCTTTTTGTTTTAAACTTTTTTGTAATTCTTTAATATATTCTTCAATCTTTTTACTATCTCGCATAAATACCTCCTAAAAGATAGGCGGTTTTTTACCCGCCATATCTATATGTATTATTAGATTTATTTTTTTACCATAGACTTCAAAGCTTCGAAGCCTGCTTTATTTTTATTAACCAATACAGCTTCACTGTTTTGTAATAATTTTAAAGAAGGAAATAATTCTTGTACATTTAAAGGTTTAGTACCTTGATAAGTTGTTTGTGCAATTATAGCAGATCTATGATCATCTCGCCAACCATAAGGTCTTTGTTGAAAATATTTATGCCAACCATTATATTCAGTAAATGGCATAGCATGTAAATCTCTTAAACTTATACCTAATTGGAAAGCCATTTCATATTCTACTAAGTCGTCTTTCCCAACTGATCACCTTTACTATCCTTAGCACCTAAGCCATTGTAAATTAGAATTTCATTACTCAACTCAGTAAGTGCTTGAATAGGAAAGTTTTCAAATTCTTTATCTTTCATTCCTTCAGCACCAATTACAGTTGCTTTAAAAATACCACTTAAAGTTGATAGTCCAGATACATCATCTTTAGACTTATCTAAAGTTGTTTGTAATTCTCTTACACCTTTAACTGTTAATTGTCTTATCTCTACTTCTTGATCCAGAAACGGAACCTTTTTAGTTATATCAACTATCTTTATGTGTTTCATTTTCTTCCTTTACTTCAACCTTATTATCTTCAGGTTTTTTATATAAATGTTTATTATTTGTTTCAAAATCTTCCATAAGTTTTCTTACCTTATGCAACACGTCAAGTGTTTCAAAGACTTCGGCTTTATTCTCAACGTCTTTCATTCTATCGTATGTTTTACGAATAGAAGTGTCTATTGCCTTTTTAATATGTAATGATGTTATTCTTAATACATAAAACTTATTAAAAGGTTTATTATTATTATCCATTATTTATCCTATACTAGTTAAGTAACGGGCAAATTAATGCCCGCAACAAAATTATTTATTATGCGTCAGCGAAAGGGCCTTTGTAGTCCCCTTGAGTTGACATAGTTATCGTAGCCTGGTTACTATCTGTTAAAGATGGTGTTACTTCAAAAGAAGCAAAAGAACCTTTAACATAGAAAGCACCATTATCGCCTGTTTCAGCATTCTTAACATCAATTTGGAAGACGTAAGTCAAACCATCTTGAACTAGATCCTGAATAGCACCGTGTACACTTGGTACATAGTTAATAGTGAATTCCATAGTAGGGGCATCAGCTTGTCCTTGAATTTGAGAACTTACTGATTGTCCGTATTGTGGAACGTTAACGATATTAGCGGGTTTTCCAAAAGATGGAAATTCTCTGATTGAAGTTACTTCCGTACTACCATCAAAATCTCCTGTACCAGCACCGATGAAGGTTTGGTGAGCAGATTCTGAAGTAGGAAGAGAGTAAGAACTATCAGCTTTGAATTTCAAGCTTGTAAAAATCCCAGCACCTATATTATTTATTAGAGCCATTGTATATTTTTCCTTATATTTGTATTAGTTAATTGAGATGAAATTGACAGTATAATTCACATTAAATAATGATGAATCTTTAGCGTCAACTCCAATTGTTGTTATAAAGCTATTAGTTGTTTGCAGATATCCAGAAATTACTTTCCGATCAAGCAAGTTTTTTAATACATCAGCAATCTCATAAGCACGTTTCATTCCTGCACCAGAAGGTACAAAAACTTGACATACTATTTGACCGTTGACTTTTGTTTCAGTATTAAAAACTAACTCCGAAGAAAAAGGCAATACACTAACCCGAACCCACTCATCAGCACTTATAGTACCTTGGTAGTTTGCGGGAAATGCTTTTATATTATGCGATGTCCATTCAGTAGTATCGAAAAGACTTTCAACAGACGTTAATAATTGTGTTATTGTTGCCATGTTAACCTTCCTTTCCTACTGTAATGTTTATGATAAAACCATTATCTTCATAACTATTAATTGCATAAGTATTACCGCCAAATATGATAGAATCATAATTGTCAATAATCTTAGAATCAATATCAGAAGATTTTAATATTATATCAGCATTTATTCTTGGTTTATCATTATCATTAGTTCTATAACTTTTTGTTATAATACCTTTGATAGTAATAGGTGAAGTAGCAGTTGAATCTACAGTTTGATTACCAAAGTTATAACCAGTAACGGTTATATTAGTAAACTGTACATCAGTAGCTAGATCTCCAACCAATGAAAATGCATTAGTGACGTTACTATTTATAAGTGTTTTAAAACTCATTAAGCACCTCCACTAACTTTAACACCACGTGATTGAGTATTAGACGTTTCATTTAAATATTTATTAACAATATTAATAATACTATCAGGTAACTCTTTAAAGTTTTTAACTCCACTGTTTAAATCGAATATTAATCTTACCGATCCAACAGTTAAGTCTTTAACTTTATTTTCACCTGAAGCATTACTTTCTTGTGTTTTCATATTGTTTAATAAATGAAATGCTAACTCAAAAGTAGCCTTTTTGATATCTCCTGGAATAGTACCTTCAGACGTAGTAGATCTATCATCTTCTAAGTCTACAAAGTACCCTGATTTATTATCATAATATGTAATATCTCTAGGGAACGATAACGGGTATAGGGCAGTAGGCGTAGCCGTGCCGCCCCAATCCATGTCATCGAGAATTCCAGTGGCTGTTACTAAAGCTTGTTCAACTGCACTGTCATTAGTAAACCAGTTTGCTGAGTTCAATCTATTTTCAAAATATTCATCAGATTCTGCTATACTAACAAGTGAGTTAGTTCCTTTTTGTAAAGCCATTATATTTCTCCGTATCTAATAGTTATAATATTAACCGTGGAATATAGG